CAGGAAGAACCGACTCAGGTCGGAAAACCCAAGTCCGCTGCAATGAATGCGCTGCTCGGTCTGAAGAAGCACGAAGATGCTTTGGCTGAGGCTAAGGCCATTCTTGCGAAAGCTCAGGCCGCCAAGCCTGCTGCAGAGATTCCGCCTTTTCAGGCCCCCGCCATAAAGCCGCAGGCGGGGGCAGCGGCGGTGAATGGGAACTCGAAAGAGAATCCCAGAGTGACTTTTTCCTCTCAAAAGCCAATTACCAGTTTCTTCCAGTCCCTGACACCAGGGAGGGAGGGCTCCAAGTTATCGGCTCTTGCGCTAGGAAGGTTGACAAAGCTAAATCCATCAAGGGTGATGAGCGGGTCAGAGCAGTCTTCAGAGACCTCTTCCCAGACGTCGAAAAGAAGTTCCACTACCCCGGATTCTCCCAGGACGACATCATCAAAAGCCTCCTCGAATACCACTCCGACAAATACGGAGGAGTTAGAATCGGAGAAGCCGATCGGAAAGCAGCGCAGCAAGCTCATACAAAGTGTTACACAGACTTTGGCTTTAAGTGGCGCTTCCGCTTGCACGATGGACTGGATCAAGCAGGGCTCAAATCAGAGCTTGAAAGAGCTTGGGAGACTATTGTCAACAGCACAAACCGCCAATCCTCCCCAGGGTACCCCTACAGACTCAACTTCCAAACCAACGGAAGCCTCTTCGACCAAGTCGAAGGCATCGTCAAAGACGAAGTCTTCGCAAGAGTCGCCAGGATCTACTTCGGCGACGGAAAGTTCGAAAGCTACCAAGAAGACCGGAAACGGTGGATCGAAGAAGGCCTAAGGGATCCCTACCGATTGTTCGCAAAGAAACAAGCTCAGAAATTGAGCAAAGTTCTACCGCGACTCATCGCGAACGTCTCCATCATCGACCAGTTGGTGGAGAGGATTTTCTTCATGAGTTATGCAGATGCGGAGGGTGAGTTTTACCCCGATCTGCCTAATAAGAAGGGAATCGGCTTCAACAGGGAACACGCCGCCTTAATCGGCGAACGTGTTTATACCGTGTCTAAAGCCCTGAATCTGGAGCCAATCGCTTCAGACGTCAGTGGTTGGGAGAAGAACTTCTCTCAGCCTTTGGCTGATGCCCACGCTGACCACATGATTGAGACATGCCAGAACAGGAACGAGTGCGCTTTAACGCTCGCCAAAGCCTGCAACTGGTGGTCGAAATCTCTCTTAACCACTCCTTACGTGACTGACGAAGGGTTGTTGATTAGCTTCAACAACCGCCGAGTCCAGCGCAGTGGTGATTTTCTCACCACCTCCTCCAACGGCCTCGGTCGTGGGGTGTGCGCTGAACACGTCGGCTCAGTCTCCTTTCAAATGGGAGACGACGCTCTCGAGTGGAAGGACAGTAGCGCGGACGACCTGATAAGCCGTTACTCGGAGATTGGCCTGCCCGTGAGGGATGTGGAAAGCCAGTCCCGCGATGACTTCACTTTTTGTTCTCACCGTTTTAAGCGGCAGGGCGACGGCAGTTGGCACTGTTGGTTGGAGTCGTGGGAGCGTATGCTCTACGAATCCTCCTTTTCGCGTCTAGCAGACGCCTCCACAGTGTCGAACTATCTGGCCGAAATCGAAGACATGCCGTCGGGAGACGACAAGGATCGCATTTTGACCTTCCTGGAATGCCGCGTGGTGTTGCTCGGAGCCGTCGCCGAGCATGACAAATAAGAAGAATCGGCAAAAG